AAAGAATTGTTTGCTTTAGATGGTAAGCCAACGAACCTTTCTGAGAATGATATTGAACGAAGAAACACGATTGCCAATCTTCTACATGAATGGGAGTTAGTGAAACTTGTTATTCCAGAAAAAGCACAACCAACTGTTCCAATTCGTCAGTTAAAGATTCTTCCTTTTGGTGAGAAAGATGAATGGGATCTACAAGCAAAATATAGTATTGGAAATGTAGGAATAAAATCTGTTAGTGAACATGAAGCTAAAGGGGCTACAGAGATTGACGATAAAGTATTTGAATAATGCTGGTGTAGCTCAGTTAGTAGAGCAGCTGATTTGTAATCAGCAGGTCCGGGGGGCAGAGCCTCGCACCAGCTCCGGGAGATGATATGAGTATAAAAGTTGTAAGATTAGTTTCAGGTGAAGAACTTATTGGTGATTGGAATGAAGAAAAGAATATAATTAATAATCCAGTTATAATGGTTCCTGTATCTAAAGGTCAATTAGGATTTCAACCTTGGATTCCATATTCAGATCAAGAAGATATACAGTTAAAAGAACAACATATTATGACAGTTTTAACTCCTGATAAAAAATTACAAAATGAATATAACAGAGTATATGGTTCTGGTTTACTAGTTCCTGAAGAAAAGATTATTCATTAAGTTTTCCTTGTATTTTAATTTGTTTTTTGGTATAATTATATTATGAAGTTTTATACTTATATTGGTTTATTGAAGAATAAAATATTTGTGAGAGAGATTGATGGGAATGATGAACATTCGTTCTCTGATAATTTTCAACCCACCATGTACACCACAGCTCCATCAGAGAAATGTAATTACACAACTCTTGATGGAACACCAGTTGGTCATATCAAGTTTGATAATATTGCTTCTTGTAAAGATTTTATAAAACAATATAGTGGTATAACTGACTATCCAATTTTTGGCAATACTAATTATATTGTACAATATATTTCTGAAAAGTATCCAAAGAAAGTCCAATGGAATATAAATAAATTACAAATCTATACAATAGATATTGAAGTATCAGCTGAAGATGGATTTCCAAATATTCAATCGGCTGCATCAGAGGTCACGGCTATTACAGTACATGATAGTGTGAGTCAAACTTATTATGTATGGGGAACTAATGGTTATGTGCCACATGATGATACAAAACAGATTAGTTATAGCGAGTGTGATGATGAAGATGAAATGATAGAGAGTTTTCTGGTTTGGTGGGAACATAATTATCCACATATTATTACAGGGTGGAATTGTAAGTTCTTTGATATTCCATATCTTGTTAATCGTATTAAGTATCTTGATAAAAGACCTTCCAGATTATCACCAATTGGTTTGATAAATGATAGAAATGTTTTTATAGCTGGCAGAGAGAATCAGTATTATACTATCTTTGGTATTTCAACATTAGATTATATTGATTTGTATAAGAAGTTTACATATAAGATTAGAGAATCATATCGTCTGGATTATATTGGTTCAGTAGAACTTGGATTAAAGAAACTAGAAGTTGGAGATGTACAGGGATATGATTTGTATAAGACTAATTACCAGAAGTTTATTGAATATAATATTCGTGATGTTGAGATTGTAGAGAAGCTTGAGGAGAAGATGAAGTTGTTGGAGTTAGTAATTACTCTGGCATATGAGTCTAAGATTAACTTTGAAGATGTATTTTCTCCTGTGAGAACTTGGGATGCTATTATCTATAATTTCTTAAAGAAAAATAATATTGTTATTCCACCTCCTCAAAAACAAGATGAACGAAAAGAAATTATTGGTGCATATGTCAAAGAACCACAAGCTGGATTACATAATTGGGTAGTAAGTTTTGATCTTAATTCTCTATATCCACATCTTATTCAGCAGTATAATATAAGTCCAGAAACTCTGTATGATGGAGTTGTGTGTGCTGATTCTAAAGATATTGGAGTAACTGGATTGTTGGAACAGAAATTAGATACTGGGTATTTAAAAGATAAACAATTAACACTCACTCCAAATGGACAACATTTTACTTTAAAGAAGAAGGGGTTTTTTCCACAATTGATGGAAGATATGTATAATGAACGAGTAGAGTTTAAGAATAAGATGTTGCAAGAGCAACAGAAACTAGAAGATGGTAATTATACGAATAAACAGACAGTCGTTAATAACATATCCAGATGCAATAACATTCAGATGTCCAAAAAGATTTTGTTGAATAGTGCTTATGGTGCATTAGCTAATCAACATTTTCGTTATTATTCGTTAGAAATGGCTGAGGGTATTACAACATCTGGACAATTAGCAATTCGTTGGATTGATAAAAGTATAAATAAATATATTAATAATCTACTTCACACAGAAAATATAGATTATGTTGTCGCATCGGATACGGATAGTATATATATCACATTTGACAGATTGGTTTCTCAAGTCTTTAAAGAGGCAAGAGATTCTAATCAAACTTCAAAAATTATCACCTTCCTTGATAAGATCAGTAAAGATAAAATTGAACCATATATTGATAGCTGTTATCAAAATCTTCATTCGTATGTAAACTCATATGCACAAAAGATGCAGATGGGTCGTGAGGTAATTGCAGATAAAGGTATATGGACAGCAAAGAAAAGATATATCCTTAATGTTTATGATTCAGAAGGAGTAAAGTATAAAGAGCCGAAGTTGAAGATAATGGGCATAGAGAGTGTTCGCAGTTCTACGCCAGAATGGTGTCGTGATAAGATTAGAGAATTGATTGGAGTAATTATAAATACTGATGAAGATACTGTTATGAAAAGTATATTAGAGTATCGTGATAAGTTTAAGACATTAACTTTTGACCAGATAGCATTTCCACGATCAGTTCATGGTATAGAAAAATATTCATCAAATAAAAGTATATATACTAAAGGAACACCAATTCAAGTAAGAGGTGTTTTATTGTATAATCATTTGTTAAGAAAACATAAGTTAACAAAAAAATATCAGTCAATTCGTGAAGGTGAGAAGATTAAGTTTGCATATTTGAAAGAACCAAATCCACTTCAAGAAAATATAATTTCTGTTTCGACACATCTTCCAAAAGAATTTAAATTGGAAAAGTATATTGATTATGATTTACAGTTTGATAAAGCTTTTCTTCAACCTATTAAAAATATTTTAGATGTGATTGGATGGAGAACTGAGAAACAAGGTAGTTTGGAATCTTTCTTTTAGGAGTTATTATGGCAACAAAGGATATTATTAAACATTTAATAAAGGTGACTGAAAATGATTTTGCAAGCGTTGTGGCCAGCGGCATTGTTGGTGATTGTACTACTTTTGTGGATACTGGGAGTTATTCACTAAATGCGTTATTGTCTGGTTCATTATATGGTGGAGTACCGTCTAATAAGATAACTTGTTTAGCTGGTTCAGAAGCTGTTGGTAAAACTTTTTTTGCATTGAGTATAGCTAAGAATTATTTAGAACAAAATAAAACGAATGTGATTGTGTATTTTGAGAGTGAAGGTGCATTGACATCTGAGATGGTAAAAGAAAGAGGTATAGATCCTAATCGTTTTATTGTATTACCAGTAGCTACAGTAGAAGAATTTAAAACTCAAGCAATCAAGATAATTGATAACATGAATAGTGATTATAATATTATGATATTTCTTGATTCACTTGGAAATTTATCTACACGAAAAGAGATGGAAGATTCTGCTAGTGGTTCTGATAAACGAGATATGACCAGAGCTCCAATGATTCGTGGAACATTCAGAACTCTTGCATTGAAACTTGCAAAGGCAAATGTTCCTTTGATTATTACAAACCATACCTATGACAAAGTGGGGAGTTTGTTTCCAACGAAAGAGATTTCTGGTGGTGGTGGCATCAAGTATGCAGCTTCTGTAATTGTGACTCTTGCAAAACGAAAAGTTAAAGAGGGAACTGAAGTATTGGGGAATATTGTCAGAATGAAATTGGTTAAGGGAAGAATGACTAAAGAGGAATCTATTACTGAAACTAAACTGGATTATAAGAAGGGACTTGATAAGTATTATGGATTGGTTGCACTTGCAGAGAAGTATGATATATTTAAGAAAGTGTCAACTAGATTTGAAACACCAACTGGTAAAGCATTTGAGAAAACTATTGTGAATGACCCTGAGAAGTATTTTACTAAAGATGTTATGGAGAAACTTGAAGTAGCAGCTAAGAAAGAATTTTCATATGGATCGAGTGAATGATTACATTTCCAAGAGAAAAAGTAGCAGAAACAAATAGAACTTTTAAAGCATGGAAAACGTATCAGGCTATGTATTTACATTTTACTGGTTCGTATGATTACTTTAAGTATTATGGAAATGCATCTTGGGGTACGATTGCATCAATGGAGAAATCTTTTGCTAAGTTTGAGAATCAAACAGGCTTCTCTTGGCAACGTGGTTTCTTTACGTCACTTGGTAAAAAATATGTGATTGAATTGGATTTGATATATTATTACTTGTCACAGATAACTAGAGGCAAGATGTATCCAACAGAGTTTTTAGATGATTACTTTGATGAATATAAGAATAAGATGGAAAGTTTTTCACTTCATCTTCAACGTAATATGAAAGTAGTTGTTGAGTATATGAAGGAGTATGATATGAAGTTTAATGAATTGTTTGAGTGTAAAGGAATTAACCATCCTCCAATATTAAAGCTTCTATTGGGAGAAGATATTTCTTTAGAAACCTTTACAGTCTTAGATATTATTTTAGGTTTTACAAAGATACTAGATAAGAAATTGATTGATCCTATATGGAGAGATCAAAAAACTTTGTGTTATAATTATAAACCATTTTTAGAAGTGAATGTAGATGAGAAACGTAGATTGATAAGGAAGGTCTTGAATGAAAATTGATTTTACTACAGGTAAAGTATATTATCCAGATAAAAATGAAGAGCTGAAAGAATCTCTTGAGGAGATGAAGATTAAAGAGAATGTTGGTATTGAAACTAATGTTGAAAAAGAAGCGATGTTTCAAAAGACTCGACATCATGGATTACCATATGGTAGATTGAAATATTTGTTGTATTGTTTTTTGTTAATGGTAGATGGTTTTATTGGTATTGTGTCACTCGGTCAGACACAGAGTATTATAGCACAAAAGTATTTGTTATCAGATTGGATATTAAGTGAAGGAGAAGAGCATGAACATAGATAAAACCGCTGTTGGATTTAATTCAAGTCCCTTGTATAGATTTATATTGCAAGAAGGCAAGTTCAAGGGAGTAGAGTTTTATTTTAAAAATGTAGAATTAGACCATAAGGATATATCAGGTTCATTTGATATAGCATTTGAATATGAAATTATTGGTGGAAATTATAGAGATAATGGTTACCCAGCTGATAAAGAATATATGAATCGTGCTGTAACTGAAAAGAATAAAGATCAGTTTCAAGTTGAAATAGGTAAGATACTTAAAAATTTATTAATTCTTAATGATCCTAGAGTGATATTACATAAGGGTAGGGGTTTATGAGGACAGAGCAGTTAATATTGGAAAATTTGATATTTAATAGTGAGTATGCAAGTCTGGTTGGAGTGTTTTTAAAACCAGAATATTTTAAAGCTCATCCAGAGAAGATTATATTTTCAGAGATACAGAATCATATTCAAGAATATAATAAACTCCAACAGTTCCATCACTTGAAAATATAATTACGAGTAGAGATGATTTGAATGAAGCAACATTCAAGAATTGTATGGAAGTATTGACAACATATAAAATAAAAACAGATGATTATGAATGGTTAGTAGATGAAACAGAGAAGTGGGCAAGAGATCAAGCTATTTATAATGGTATTGTAGATTCGATTGCAATTCTGGAAGGTAAAGATACTAAGAAACCAAAAGATGCTATACCAGATATGTTGACAGATGCACTTGCAGTATCTTTGGATACAAGTGTGGGACATAATTATGTAGAAGATTCACAAGATCGTTGGGAGTTTTATCATAAACGAGAACAGAAGTTTCCATTTGGGATTGAGATGTTGGATAAGATTACAGGTGGAGGAATATCACCAAAAACTTTGACAGTATTTCTTGGTGGAACTGGTGTAGGTAAAACATTAGTTAAAACTCATCTGGCATCTCAATATATCAAACAAGGATTTGATGTTTTGTATATCACAATGGAGATGTCACAGGAGAAGATAGCAGAACGAATAGATGCAAATCTTTTGGATACTGATATAGACCAGATACGATTTCTTCCTCGTGATTCATTTAATTCCAAGATTGAGAAGATGTTGAACTCTACCAGAAATTTTGGTAGATTAATCATTAAAGAGTATCCAACATCAGGAGCTCATGTTGGTAATTTTCGATCTCTTTTGAGAGAGTTGAAAATCAAGAAACGATTTGTACCACAGATTATTATATTAGACTATCTAAATATTTGTGCTTCCAACAGAGTGAAGTGGACAGCAAATATGAACACTTATGTTTATATTAAATCCATAGCAGAGGAGATTCGTGGGTTTGCAGTCGAGTCAAAAGTTCCTGTAATTACAAGTTCCAAGTTAAATAGAGAAGGATATATGAGTTCGGATCCGGATCTTTCAAACATATCCGAGTCGTTTGGGTTTCCTGCTACGGCAGACCTAATGTTAGCTGTCGTGGCAAAGGATGATAGTGGTCAGTTGATGTTCAAACAGTTGAAGAATCGTTATAGTGATCCTACGATTAATGCTAAGTTCATGTTGGGTATGAATAAGAAACGAATGAGATTGGAAAGTATTTCACAATCTAAGCAACCAGTATTGGCAGATGGTGGTTCTGATACAAAAAATTCACCAGATTCACCATTTTTGAAGCAACATAAAGACGTTAAAGTGGCGACGGCTGATTGGAAATATTAGCCAAATGTCCAGTTATTATAAATATTAGAGGAATTTGATATAAATATACATAGATATGACAGAGAAAAAACTTATAAAATTGTTTAAAAAATCAGCTGACAAGTTGGCCAAAAAGTCAAAGAATAATAGTACAGCCATTCACACAATGGGAGGTCTTGGTGAGATAGAACATCAACGAATGTGTCCATTTCGTTCTATTCC